TTTAGCAGCGATAGAAGAGAAGGGTGGTAGTGCGTTTAAATCGGGAACAACAGCATCAAGAGTCGGGGGAACAACAACCGGCTCGCAATTGTCCGGCTCTCTTTATCAAGATTAAAGAGGGTAGGATATGACAAATTATTGGTGGGTTGGTGCGGCATCTACTGACCCTATGACCGCTAATAATTGGTCCACAACTTCAAACGGTACTTCAATAGCAAGTAGCCTTCCGGCTGATTGGCTACAAACAGGAAATGACGATGCACTTTTCTTTACATCAGTAGCGCAACAAGAAATAATCTTTGGTGCTAATACACGTTATCTAAATCTTGTAACAATAGATTCTACATTTACGGGTAGTAGGGTTTTTAATTGTAGCGGTTCTACTTTATACTTTGAAGCGGGGTTAATAATCCAAGTAGAAGATTGCATAAAAGATAACACAGGGACTACATGGATTTTTACAGGTACACCACCTTTTCCTATAGGCGATAGTGCCGCAACTCAAACAAATAATAGACTTTACATACAGTATGAAGCAAACACAAGTATATGGAGTGGTACAAACGGAGAACCGGATTCTGATAGTATAATAACATTTACATTACCTTCCGGTGGTGTAATGACTTTAACAGACGGTAAATACCCTAAAATAACATTGGCTACTGCATCCGGTAGTGCTATATTTAGTCCCGAACACATATATACAAGAACAGGCGCAGTATGGAATACATACGGTTCTGTAGATATTGGTAATTTTGTTATTCCTTCTACCGTAAAAGTAAGTCCTAAAACAATTGATACAGATGATTTATCAAAAATATTTAAATTACAAGGGACTATTAGCATAGCACATGAAGAATATAATTGGGGTAATACTACTGTACACTATACCGCTACTTCTAGTAATCAAGTTTTACCTGTAAACGGAGATACAACCTACGGTAATTCTACAACAAAAAAGTTTAACGTCAAATATAACAAAGTAGTTATTGAGGCATCTACACACGATTGGATTATATCTGATGGTAGAACACTAACTTGTAATGAATTAGTCATAGAAACTGATGGTGTATTATATGGTCCTTATTCACAATCAAAACAAAGTGCTGATATACACACGGTAAAAAGACCTACGGTAAAAGGAGATTGGAACTTTTCTCAAGTATCTGATGGTATTTACCGCAGTAGAAACACACCACCCTCAACTTCTGTCGTAGAGGGGGGTACAGGGAGAGAGTTTATTACTAAAGATGCAATATTAGTGGGGCAGGGACACGATGATATGACAATCTTAGCCGCAGGTTCAGAAGGAACGGTGCTTACTATAAATAGTGGCAGTCCTGTTTGGGCTACTAACACAGGTGGAGAAAGCGGTGGCGGTGGAACACTTGATATAGGCGACTTAGTTGTAAGTGATAATGATAGTGGTATCATTATCATGGGCGCATTAGTGATATAATTATTAAACAATAAAAGAGGGAAAGTATATGGCACTAACAGGTAATAAAAATCTTTTTACTGCTACCACTACCCAAAGGGCGGGTGTCACACCTACTAAAGAACAAATATTCCTAGATACAAATACAGGTTCAGCCGCTAATGGTGTTTTTATTGGTGATGGTGCTACAGCAGGTGGTAGGTCGGCAGACGTTAGACCACTAGAAACAAAAAATGCTAATTATACATTTACTAGAGCAGACGAAGCACGGATGGTTATACATACTGACTCTTCTGCATATACATACACATTACCTACATACGCTTCCGTTCCTTTTCCGGTAGGATTAACTGAATTACAAATTATGAATGAAGGTAGCGGTAGTGTCACTATTGGTACTGATGCAGGTACAGTAGTTTCTCTTGTAGGTGAAGGGGTTATTAATCCGGGTACAGGTGGTACTTTTACCTTAATAGAAAATCAAAAAGTATATGTAAGGCATAGTGCTACACAAGATACGTGGATTGCATATCAAAATAATGCTACAGGCCCTACAGGACCTCAAGGTATTCAGGGTATTCAAGGAAATACAGGTCCTACAGGACCGACAGGGCCTACAGGACCACAAGGACCGGCGGGACCGACAGGCTCTACGGGTTCTACAGGTAGTACAGGTTCTCAAGGTTCACAAGGAATACAAGGTAATACGGGTCCAACAGGTGCGGCGGCAGGTGTAGGCACACCGACTATTACAACAGGTGCTTTAGCGGTAAGTGCAAGTGGACCGGACACAGCAAAAGTATTTGCATTTACAGTCCCTTTAGGCCCAACAGGTCCTACAGGTCCGGCAGGTACTAGAGTAGGTTTAGTTTGGAAGTTTTCTACTACTGTAACAGAAGCCGACCCCGGTTCGGGTTTTATGAGATTTGACAATGCTACATTTGCTAACATTACTGAAATCTATATAGATGAAGAAGATGCGGGGGGTGTTAATCAAGATGGTTGGTTTACTTTTGTAGGATTATCTAATAACACTAGAAAAGGTTCATTACAAATACAACATCGAGGCGGAGATGTAGAGCAGTTTGCTACATTTATAGTTAATAGCGTTACAGACAATACCGGATGGTACACATTAGGTGTAAGTCCTGTAAGTGCTAGTCAAACAGGTACTATAACAAACAACACAAAATATGTTGTAGACTTTGCACAGGCAGGTCAATTAGGTGCTACAGGACCACAAGGCCCTACAGGGTCGCAAGGTTCTACAGGCCCAACAGGACCGACAGGCCCACAAGGACCTACAGGTGGTACAGGCCCAACAGGGGGTACAGGACCAACAGGACCTACGGGCGCAGATTCTACAGTAGCAGGTCCGACAGGACCAACTGGTCCTACAGGACCGCAAGGTTCTACCGGACCCGATGGGCCTCAAGGTCCACAAGGAACAACAGGTAATACAGGTCCTCAAGGACCTACGGGACCGCAAGGCTCACAAGGTGTAGCAGGACCTACAGGCCCTACAGGCTCAACAGGTCCGACAGGACCGGATGGTAATTTTGGTGGTGCTTCATTCAAATATGATTTTGATACTGCTAATGGTATAGCAGACCCCGGCGCAGGTAAACTAAGATTAAATAGTGCTACACAAAATGCTGCTACACATATTGTTATTGATGATAGCGATTTAGACGGTAGTGATATTCAATCTTTTATGAGAACAATAGACGATTCTACTTCTACAATAAAGGGTCATGTAAAGATAAGTAATTTACTAGACGCTTCACAATTTATAATATTTACTATTTCTTCACTAAGTGAACAAACAGGTTTCTTTGATATAACAGTAAGTGGTATAGACTCTTCTGCTACATCACCTTTTAGTGCGGGGGAAGATATTTTGGTAACATTCGCAAGAACGGGTGATAAAGGAGACACCGGACCTGCCGGTCCTACAGGACCAACAGGACCTCAAGGCCCAACAGGTAGTCAAGGTACTATAGGTGTGACAGGACCGCCGGGTAGCACAGGACCGGATGGTCCAACGGGACCTCAAGGTGGAACAGGTGCAGAAGGGCCTACAGGACCTCAAGGAAGTACAGGTCCCGCAGGACCGCCCGGACCAAATGGACCTACAGGTTCTCAAGGACCAACCGGCCCTACAGGGCCTCAAGGTACTACGGGTAATACAGGACCTACCGGAGTCGCAGCAGGATTTGGTACACCGACAGTATCTAGTGGTCCGTTAGCAATAGGTTCTAGTGGGTCAGACACGGCAAAGGTATTTGCTTTCACAATTCCACCGGGTTCTACCGGCCCTACAGGGCCTACGGGTCCTACAGGGCCAACAGGTCCACCGGGCGGAACAGGTAGTATAGGTTCTACAGGCCCTACGGGTCCGGCGGGTGCATCAGCAGGTGTTGGGACACCTACCATAACTACAGGTCCTTTAGCAGTAGCAACAAGTGGGCCGGATAGTGCTAAAGTATTTGCTTTTACAATTCCGGCAGGGCCAACAGGACCTACGGGACCGCAAGGTCCTACAGGAAGTCAAGGTCCCGTTGGACCAACCGGACCGACAGGTCCAACAGGGCCACCGGGTAGTACAGGAAGTCAAGGTTCTATCGGACCAACAGGACCTACAGGGGCAGACGGTAATTTCGGTGGCGCATCCTTTAAATATGATTTCTCTACAAATACAACAGACAGCGACCCCGGCGCAGGTAAGGTAAAACTAAACAACGCTACTCAATCATCTGCTACTAGAATCTATATAGATGACAGCGATTTAGACGGAACAGATATTCAATCATTCCTTCGTACAATAGATGATTCTACATCTGCTATAAAAGGACACGTTAAAATTAGTAATTTAACAGATGCAAGCCAATTTACTTTACATACTATTACTTCTTTATCAGAAGATTCGGGCTACTTTGACATAACAGTAAGTACAATAGATTCTTCTGCTACATCACCATTTTCAGATGGTGAAGATGTTATGGTGACTTTTGCTAGAACAGGTGACAAAGGAGACACCGGAGATACCGGAAGTGCAGGTCCTACAGGTCCACCCGGACCTAGTGGTGGAACAGGACCGACAGGTCCACCGGGTACACAAGGTGATGAAGGTCCAACAGGCCCTACAGGCCCTACAGGACCTAATGGTCCACCGGGTAGCACAGGTTCTACAGGTAGCACAGGTTCTACAGGTGCAGCAGCCGGATTCGGAACACCTACTATGACGGCAGGACCTTTAGCAATTTCTTCTAGTGGACCGGACACCGCTAAAATATTCGCATTCACAATTCCACCCGGCGGAACAGGACCTATAGGCCCCGCAGGTCCACCCGGTCCTAGCGGTCCACCCGGAAACGATGGTGGTACAGGACCAACCGGACCAACAGGTACAGCAGCAGGATTTGGGACACCTAGTGTTTCTTCCGGTCCTCTTTCTATAAGTAGTAGTGGGCCAAATACAGCAAAGGTCTTTGCTTTTACTATACCTGCCGGAGATACCGGACCAACAGGCCCAACCGGACCTACGGGGCCAACCGGACCGCCCGGACCAACAGGTAGCGGTGGACCTGTAGGACCGACAGGTAGTGCTGCGGGATTCGGAACACCAAGTGTTAGTAGCGGTCCTTTAGCCATATCTAGTAGTGGTCCTAATACCGCAAAAGTATTTGCTTTTACAATTCCACCCGGAAGCACAGGACCTACAGGGCCACCCGGACCAACAGGTCCTACCGGACCGGCAGGTAATGATGGAAACGATGGTGGTACAGGTCCTACGGGTGCGGCTGCGGGATTCGGAACACCTACTGCTACAACAGGACCTATTAATGTTTCATCTAGTGGTCCAAATACTGCTAAGGTGTTTGCGTTTACAATTCCTCAAGGTGCAACAGGCCCACCCGGTCCTTCGGGCGGCGCAGGTCCACCCGGTCCTACAGGCAACACAGGTCCAACAGGTTCAGCAGCAGGTTTTGGTACTCCAACCGCTAGTACCGGACCTATAGCAGTTTCTTCTAGCGGCCCCGACACCGCAAAGGTTTTTGCTTTTACTATTCCTCAAGGTGCAACAGGTCCTACGGGACCACCGGGTCCTACAGGTCCTACCGGACCACCCGGCGGAACAGGACCAACAGGTGCAACAGGGCCGGCCGCAGGATTTGGAACACCTACAGCAACCACAGGACCAATAGCCGTATCTTCTAGCGGCCCTAATACAGCGAAAGTCTTTGCATTCACTATACCACAAGGTGCGACAGGACCGATAGGCCCTACCGGCCCAACCGGACCAACAGGACCACCCGGCCCTACAGGTTCTACAGGGGCAGCAGCAGGGTTTGGTAGTGCGTCTGCTAGTACAGGACCTATTGCGGTTAGTACAAGTGGCCCCGATACTGCTAAAGTATTCGCATTTACTATACCACAAGGCGCAACTGGTCCTACTGGACCTACTGGACCTACTGGACCACCGGGTCCTACTGGGCCACAGGGTACGGCAGCAGGGTTTGGAGTTGCTACGGCAACATCACTCGGCGCAGGGGCAACTCCAACTGTCACTCTTAGTGGACCTAATGCAGCAACATCTTTTGCTTTCGGCATACCAAAAGGTGCAACAGGCGATGCGGGTCCTACTGGCCCAACAGGGCCTACCGGACCTACTGGGCCTACTGGTGGTGCGGGTCCACCCGGACCTACGGGGAATGACGGGCCTACTGGACCGCCGGGTTCAACAGGTGGTACAGGCCCGACAGGACCAACAGGGCCGACAGGACCTAGCGGCTCTGTCTCCGCACCTACTGTTTATTCGGCTTCGACTGTTTATTCGGCGGGGGATGTTGTTCTTTATGCAGGTGCGACTTACATAGCAAATACTACTGCGGTTGGTAATGACCCCGATACTTCTTCAAGATGGACTTTATTTGCATCTCCGGGTAGGTTGTTAATAGTCGCAGAATGGAACGACCAATACTATACTTCATCACTTAGAAACGGTTGGAGATGGTCTTTTGGTGCAGGTATGAATAACGTAGATAACAGCGATTCATCAACAAATCCTGTAGGTACTATTTTACCTATTGCTTGCAGACTAAAAAAGATAGAATGGTTTGTAGGTAATGTAGGTGCGGAAACAGGCTCAACTTCATTTACTCATAAGATTACAAAGAATGGTTCGGACTTGGCTACAACATATTCTTGGGCTTCAACAGGAAGCGGCGGTAATTCTTACACAAGAAGTGCTTCACCGGATTTAGATTTTGCCGCAGGTGATACTTTTAACCTAAGAGTAACATCACCTAGTGGTTATTCAAGCACTAACCAAATAGGTAGACTAAGAGCCACATTTTACTTTGAAGTGAGGGAGAATTGATAACATGACTAGAAACTTTAAAAATGCAGATGCAGCAGAAAAAGCATTAAAACAAACCCAAAGAGAATGGTTAAAAAGAATAGAAAACGCATACGGTGAAAACTATTATGACGCTTTATCTGATTCAGAAAAAACCGAATTAGATACATTTAGAACGGGTATGAAAAACTTATCTTCTATTAGTACAAAATCATCATTTCACGATGACGGAGTTTTCCCTAGCATTCCATCATGGTTTGATTATGGAGAATTAGAAGAAGCACAGGGTGTATCAAGGGCAGCAGCAGGTCCAACAGGACCCACAGGACCAAGTGGTTCTACCGGACCTACCGGACCGACAGGACCTAGTGGTGCTAAAGGTAATACAGGAGAAACAGGACCTACCGGACCAAGTGGAAGTAATGGTTCTGCCGGACCACCCGGACCTACAGGACCAACGGGTCCTACAGGACCAAGTGGTAGCGGCGGCGGTGCAAGTATTCCTTTAATTATTGATGGTGGAAAAATAAATACTACAGTTGCTTCTATAGAAGTTCATAGTAGAAACGGAACAATGACAATTACGGGTGCAAATGGTAATATAATAACCGTTGGCGTAACAGGAATAGGTCTTAGTTGATAAGGTACTCCTTAAATACCCTATGATGTAATGGTACGTTATGTCAGAAATGATGGAACATCCTGCATGGATAATGTGGGAAGAAGCGTTGAGTGAAGAAATAGTGAATGAAATAATTGAGGCGGCAAAGGAAGCAGAACCCCAAGCGGCATCTACCTTTAGAACAGGTGAAGGTAAAGAAGATAGCCACAGAAAAACACAAATAAGATGGCTACAAGATGAAAAATACAAACCTCTTACAGAACAAATGATGTGGTATATAGAAAAAGCAAATGAACATTTTGGTGTAGAAGTATCTTATTTACCACCATTACAATTCACAGAATATATGGATATAGGCTACCACTATGGTATGCACCACGATATTGATTGGAACAGACAAGATGGTATGCACAGAAAAGTAAGTATTGTCGTACAACTATCAGACCCCGAAGATTATGAAGGTGGAGAATTAACATTTAGTCATACACAAAATCCCGACCCAATAGCACTTGCTAAGAAAGGTACAGTAATATGTTTCTTGTCTTACTATGAACACGGAGTAGCACCTATTACTAAAGGTAGTAGAACAAGCCTAGTAGGATGGGCCGAAGGTCCACGTTGGGTGTGATTTTTTGGGAGAAGTAAGAACAGGTAAAATAGTGTATATTGCGCCCGAAAAGTCATATACCAATGTAAACATTGAAGAGACACCTCATGGGTTCAAGATTTATAGAAGAGGCAGCGAAAGAGCATTTACAGTTATACCGCATTCAGCAGTTAAGCAAGTAATATACGATAGAGAGGAATAAAAATGAATAACACAACTAACACAACAAAAGAAACGTGCCTAAATGCACTTAACGAAACAATAGATTGCATAGCCCTAGATTCTTCATCATTATTAGATGATATAGAATTGATACTGTTATCTTTAGTAGCATTAGCGGGTATAGGTGTATTTTTATATAAAAAATACCTAGTACTAAATGCTGATGGAAAAATAACATTAGATGAATTATTAGATTCAGTAGACGAGGTTAAGGAGAAAGCCGAAGAAGCAAAAGAAGAGATAGAGAAAATAGAAAAAACTCTTGACTCTCATAATGTTGCAGAATTGAAAGAGAAGTTAAAAGAAGCAGGTCTTTCAGTAAAAGGCAAAAAAGCAGACCTTGTGGCTCGATTAGAAGCACACATGGGTGAGGCTTAGTGGCTGACTCTGATGTTGTCTCAATAAGATTAGACAATTTAGAAGAGTCTGTAAAAAGACACGAAAGATTAATTGAACAATTAGTACAATCCCAAGTAAGTATGCAAACAGGGCTTGCTAAAGTGGCTACCGAGTTAGAAATAACTAATGGTTTAATAGGTACATATATGGGAAATATGCAAAAAATTATTTTTACCTTAATAGCAATAGTAGCAGGGGCTATGGGTATTTCTACACAAATGTGATAATATGACTAGCGATATAGAAAAATGGAATACTTGGGTAAAACATCTAGGTTCTACATCTGCTAGTACATCTGTCACAGTTAGTAATATTGAAAAGACACTTAAGGAATACCAAACTACAAACAAGCGTATGCTTTGGTTTAACACGTTATTATTATTAGGAGTTATTGGTTTAAATGGTTTATTATTGTTCTACAAGTGATGTGGGCCTTAGATTAGGTCTTAATTCAGCCCAAAGAATACAAGCAGGTAATACTTTACAAGTAGCAATTCGTAGAGCCTCTATTGAAATAGAGCAAGTTTATAATGACTATGGTAGGTCTAATCCTATTGTTATAGAAACTACCGCTAACGGGGCTGTATCAGTAGGTGCTACTACTATAACACTAACAAGCGCAAGTGCTTTTGCTACTGCGGGTAGTGGTAATATTGACGGAGATACAATATCTTGGACAGGAAAATCTAGTAATGATTTAACAGGTGTCACAGGAGTTTCTATTGCACACGCAAGTGGTGTTACAGTACAACAGGGTGAGTTTGCACACGTTCTTAGAGAAATATGTGCGGATATATCAGCAGCGTACTACATGGAAGATGAATCTACTATGCAGACGGCAGGAGATAATCTAAGAGGTAATATATTAAGAGAAAGAGGCGTAAATAACCTAACAAGATTGGCTCATTTAGGTAGTTTTTCTTGAGGTAAAAATATGGCTAAGAAAGATAACAAAGGAAGTAGTAATAAATCTGCACCTTTTTATGTACAGTTAAAAGGTAGAAAATATCCGGGTTATCCTAAATTACCTTTAATGGCTGATGCTAGGGTAAATGTACAAGGCCAAGTAAAAAAACAAGAGAAAAAACTTAGAGAACATATAAACTTACAGACAAATAAAAAACTTTCTATGCGTCTTAGTAAAATATCAAAAAAAGGAAAAACCGCAACGCAACCGGGCCGTAGAGATAGAGGTTTTAATAAAAGGGAAACTTTAGGATTTACTACTATATTTGACGGTAAAGTATTTGAAAAAATAAATGCTTTTGTAGCAAATGATACATACGAAGCGGGAAAAATGGCGTTAAGGATTGCTACTAACGAAGGAATACAATTAACAAAAGACCAATATTATGTTATGAAAAGCCAAACTTCTAGTAATACAAAATTAAAATCTAAGTGGCATGGTAATACACAAAAACAAGATGGGGATATATACGAAACATTAGGTGATTCTTTAGGTTATTACCACAAAAATAAAAAAGGAATTACATACGCATGGCCGGCACAAAACTTACCTATAACTCAAATGGCTAGTATTCAAGTAGGTTCTTTTGACAAAGGTACACCAATGGACCCCAAAACAGGGGAATTGACTACAGCACAAAAACCAACAGGTGTTTTCGGTAGTAGAATGACAAGAAAGAAAAAATCACTTACTCAACTTTATGCTAAAAGGGTATATAGTTTTCCTAGAAAAACAAGTCCGTTAGCGGGTACAATGAAAGCAAGATTAAAGGGGCAATAAATATGACAGTAGCAAAGACAACACAATATTGGAATAGTAGAATGAATGGTACAGACCCTACGGGTTTGACAGGTAATTTTCAAGATGTTTGGACTGCTGCATCCGGTAGTGGTTCTGCATCCGGTGGTAATTGGGTTATAACAAGCGGAACATATACAATAACACCTACAACTAATACAGCGTACACATTTGTTGCTTGTTTGTCTTATACTACCGCACCTAATAATGACGAAGTACTTATAAAATTAGATAACGGTACGCATAAAGTAGAAGTAAAGGGTACAGGTAATGCTACATCTTTAAAATTAGTAGGAGATAGTACCGTGACAGTAAGTAATTTAGATTTACTTTTAACGGAAAGTAAACCTGTTCCTTTAGTTTTAAGATTAACTTTAGATTCTACAGGTGTTGCTAAAATGTATGTACATGAAATTATACAAGATGATAACGCCGAAGATATATTTAGTAGTGTTACAGGTGCTAGTGGTTCATCTAAAATTGTACAATGGGGTAATACAAGTGGTAATATAAAATGGTCTAATGTATATTATTCTAAGTTTGGTGCATTTACTCCCGAAGAATTAATGACAAGTGCTTTTGCACAAAACGCAGTACCTAGAATGGGTATTAGTATTGTTGATTTACTTAAAAATACAGAAAAAATATATCTAAAATCACAAGTACCGGACAGTAATATTATGTATGGGTATGATATTTCCTCTGAAATGATAAACAGATATACTGTACCTAATATCCACGTTATAGTACCTAGTGTAGAATCTCCTAGTTTTGATTCTCTAGCAGGTTCTAAAACTACACAAAATTATGATGTTGTTGTTTATGTTACAACTAGAGGTACAAACTACGAAAATGCTTATAGACAAGGCTTAAATATATTAGGAGAAGTATTCGATGAGTTATATACTAAAACAGGGGTAAGTGGTACTACAGATAGTCTTATATCTTATAACGCCGAGTTTGATACAAAAATGGATGACGATGAAACAGTATGTGTACACACACTAAATCTAACGTATATGCGTAGAATAGATATGAGACAGCGATAATATTGATAAGAGACTCCCTGCGTTGTAATGATTACATAGAGGTAATATTATGGTTGAGTTTTTAAATAGATATGTTTCCATAGCAAAAGAAGGTTCTTACGGCGGCAGCCCCGGAACAGCAATTTTTGGAGAAGTAGACGATGAATCGCTAGAAACTACATTAGAAATGATGAGTAGAAATGACATTAGTAGGCAAATTGCTGCTAAAATACAAACAGGAACAGAATACTCCGCAGGTAGTCTAAATCTTGCTATGCAAGTAGATGATTTCTTGGGTATGTTAATCCATAGTATTTTACCGGATGATAAAGTCACAACAGGTAGCCCTAACTCTCATCAGTTTGAGGCTGCTTCATACGCTAGTAATAATCTAAGTAATACACGTGTTTTTAATACAGGTACGTCTTACGCAGTAGGGGAATATGTATATTACCAAAACGATTTATACAGATATACTTCGGCTCATAGTGCCGGTACTTTTAGTGCTTCGGAAGCATATAAAATTGAATACCCTTCTTTTACCGTAGTAGTAGGTAGAGAAGATAAACAACATACATTTACAGGTATGATGGTTGATAAATTAAGTCTATCTGCAAATGTTGGTGAATACGTTATGTTAGGTGTAGACTTTGTAGGTAGGGCAGAATCCGGTGTAGGAGATTTAGTAGTCCCTAGTTTTGATGGTGTAGCATTAAACGCTTTACATTTTGCTAACGGTAATGTTTATTTTAGTGCAGGTAGTGGTGCAGTTGATGGAACCGCAACAGGAAAAGTAAAATCAATTTCTTTTGACGTATCTTTAAATAGAGATACAGATAATTCATACGGTCTAGGTAGTAGTACTTATAGAACCGCACCTGCTTCACAATTAATGGAAGTTAGCGGTAGTATTGAGTTTAACGAAGTAGTTTACACACAAGTAGCAACTGAACCTACATATCAATCAATGACAGCAGAAGGTGGATTAGCACTAATGAATGCCGGTGCTAGTGGTGCGCCTGTTATGAAACTAACATTTGCAGAAGAAGATGTAGCAGCAAATATATTAACTATTGAGTTTAGTCATTTACAATTTGAAGCACCAACAGGTGCAAGTGTAAGTGGTAGAGACACAAACACAATGTCTGTAAACTTTACAGCACTAATGAATCCTTCTTCCGGTAGGTCATTAAGTATGACTCTAGCGGGTGCAAATATACAAACAGCAGCATATTGAGGTGATTAAGTATGGCTAACAATGGTGGTACAGTAATTGCAGACAAAACCAAACTAAAGGTAAATGCTTTTACAGGTACAGCAGCAGAAGTACAAACAGCATTTAGGGCTGCAATAGCCAACGATGACGTAGTAATTTCTTGTGATACTTCAAGAAAGAAAGATAGTAATTTTATTACATTGACCGTAGTATGGATTGATGTAGCATAAACATAAGGTGAGTAAGATGGAAACATACGAAGATAAAGAAGGAAACATTTGGTCTAAAGAAATAAAAGATGGTAGATTAGTTGAAAAACTTATCGAGAGAAAAAAGAAAGCAGCACCAAAGAAAAAGGCTGCTAAAAAATCTAAAAAACAATAAGGTGTAAAAATGAAAGTATTAGTAGCAAGTAAAGATATAGAAGTACTAGCCGCAGCATTAGGACAACACCCTGCCGAAGATGTTTGGTGGTGGTCGCAAGAATCAAGAAGAAAAGAAGGCTATGCTTTAGGTATGTTAAGATATAGAATAATAGAAACACCTACAAGAGAAGAAGCAATTAATTCTATGGAATGGGATAAAGTAATGAAAGCATTACCCCGTTCTTTTACCCCAAAAGAAGATGAAGAAGAATGAATGATAGGAATACCTTCATAAACACTTTAGGTGTTTGGGAAATTAAAGAGGATGGAACAATCCGTCTGATAAGCGAGGCGGAACAGCCAAAAGAAAAAAGAAGGAGTGATAGAAATGCCGGTACTAAAAAAAGAAATAGAATTAAATGATGGAACAAGAATATGGGTCAAACAAGCATCCGGTATGGCTAAACTCAAAATAACAAATCTACAGGCTAGAGCCTTTAGAAAAATGAAACACGCCGGCGACCCTTCTGATTGGACAGATGAACAAAATGAAGAGTTTGCTACAATGCTTGATGAAATGGATGCAGGAATGGAAGGACAAATTAGAGCGTGGGTTCCCGACTGTATTTTAGATGAAGATTTTGATTTAGATACTCTTACAATAGATGAATTAAATGGTATTTTAGCGTTTGTTCGTGGTGATGTAGACGAGGGCGCAGTCCCTTTATAAACTTTATTAGAGTAGCCCCCTCTCTATGTATGGCTTACAAGGGGGTTTTACCCTCGGACCTATGGGATAGGTATGATTGCGAGGGCGGTTCATACAAAATGGAATTAGATTTAATAATTGCTAGTGAAATAGGCGAACAAATAACTGCTGCTACAAAAGACTCTAAAACTGACGCTAAAGGCGCAGTCTCTCGCATGAAACAAAGAAGAGAACAAAGAAAACTATTATCAAACGGTGGTGATTTACTAGAAGCACTTAGAGATAGCGGGGTGCCTATTAGGGGCGAGAGTGGAAAAAATGAATGATTTGTTGATATTACCTTTTATGAATCTAATGCCTTTGTTTGTGGCTGTTTTATTTGTAATACAAGTAGCCGGTGCATCAAGAGTAATGTTCGATGTTATTGGTACTTTCCAAGCAAAAAGATTAATTACTGATGCTAAAGCGGCATCTACTGTTTTCCAATCTATTATGCTAGATGCTATAATGGGTGTACAGGATGCAGCAGTCGCTATTGGCGACCAAATGACAGCGTTGGTAGATGCTACCGTTCCTGTCGCAGAAGAAATTGAAGAAGCAAGAATACAAATGGAAAAGTTTATTTCTGCCGGTGAAGATATAGATACTGTTACAGCACAAGTAGAACAAATAGGTTTAGGTTTTGGTTTTGCTGCCGATGAGTCCTTTAGGGCTGCGGCAAAAATGGCTCAACTGTCCGGTGTTTTAGGTGCGGGTACTATGGGTGCGGGTACTGAAATGGGTATGGCGTTTGGTCTTATATCTGATATGGACACCGAAGCGGCTATGCAACGTATGGTAAACTTACAGCAACAAACAAACTTTATGACAAAGTCTATTGAAGAAAATATGTCTGCTGAAAAGAAAAGCAATATTATAAGAAGAGATACAATGGAAATCCTAGACCAACTTAACACAATTGAAAATAGGTCGGTTGCTACGATGAATCAAATAACTTTTGTTATGAATCAATTCGCATCACAGGCTCACCTAGCCGGACAATCTATTGCTAGTATGGCCGCTATGTCGGCTACACTTATTGAAGCCGGTGAAGAACAAGGTAAGGGTGGTCGTGCTTTGCGTATGATATACGCTAGGTTAGGTGCTAACACAAGCGGCGCAGCAGACGCATTCCATGATTTAGGTATTGCTACAAAAGATTCAAACGGTGTACTAAGAAGTCTTTCTGATATATTTAGGGATTTAAATGATATATACCCCGAATTAAATGAACAACAACGTATGGATTTAGCCCAAAAAGTAGCAGGTAATAGACACTATACTAGATTCTTAAAGTTAAGCGAAAACTATAATAGAACATTAGAGTTAGAGTTTGAGGCTTTGATTAGGCTTTCACCTGCATTAGAGGAAATACAAAGAAGGCAAAACACAAATCTTTTCGCATTACAGCAATCCGAAGCACAGGTTAAAAAATATGCAGGTGCTATAGGAGATGCACTTATGCCTTCTTTAACACTAGCAAACCAAAAACAGGCTATGTTTAATAGAGAAATAGCAGGTTTATTAACAGGTCCTTTAAGTGATGTAATAACACCTTTATTTGCTGCCGCACAAGGTATGCAAAACATAGTAGGTCCGGTAATAGCACTACAAGTTAATGTACAAATGCTTAGTGTTGCTATGAATACATACCGTACTATATTAGGTGCATTAAATAATGAAGAAATTATTAATACTCACGCCTATGGTAATAAAAACGAACAATATATTAGTGGAACAAGTATATTGTTTCAATACAACCAAGTATTAGATGATATAAATAATAATATAAAGGTACAAACTCTTAATCTAAAAGAATTAAGTCGTGAGGAACAACACAGATTAGCCCTAAAAATATCGAGAGATGCCGAAGATTTAAGACAGATGAAAGCAAAAGTGCCTATCATATTGGAAGATAACGAAAAATTAAGGTTATCTAATGAAACACATACTGCGAGTATTGCCGCACAAAGAGAAGAATTAAATAAATTAAAAAACTCTTTAGATAGTGCTTGGCCTTCTGTTGAAGCAAAAACCCAAGCAGTAAAGCAAGCAGAATTAGCAATAGAGCAAGAAACACAAGCATTAGCAGAAAACAGCATGGAATTGATGAGAAACGAAAGACAACTAGAAATAACTACAAAGGCAGAAAACAGACTAGAAGCATCAAAAAGAAAATTAGCAGGTGGAGAAACTGCCCGTAAAGCAAGAATGAAAGCAGAAGGTAGAGCAGAAATGGACCTTATGAGTGCTAGAGTAGCAGCACAAACAAGGTTTGCTATGGGTATAGCAGCAACGGGTTCTGCTATGATGTTATTTTCTAAGAACCAAACTATGATGAGAGCAGGTATGATTCTAAATACTGTTGCTATATTAGCACAGGTACAAGCAACTATGTTAAAAACTACTACTGATAAAGCCGGTAATGCGGTTACAACACACGCATTATTATTAGGTAAATACGAAGCAGCAAAAGAAGGATTTATTACTTTGTTAAAAAATGCACACGCAAGGGCCAATATGGGTATTGCTGCATCTGCATCTGCGGCTGCTGCTGCATTAAGAGCGCAAGGTGCTGCGGCTGCTGTATCATTAGGTCCTTATGCTGCACTTGCTGTCGCTGCTATGGCCGTAGCAACTATTTTTGGTAAAGTTTTTAGTGCGGGTAAAGATGTAGCAAAACAAACTAATGATTTAGATTTAAGTTTATACACAGCATCTAGTGATGAAGTTATAGATGCCCTAAAAACAGAAAATAGAACTTTAGAAGAACAAAAAATACACTTAGAAGAATTAATGGAAGAAAGAAATAAATTAGCAGAAAGTACTAATACTTTAGATAAACAAAGACTAGAGTTTTTGGATAGAGAAATTAGTAAAAACTTAACCTTATTAGATATTACAGCACTAAGGGCAGCACAAGATGAAGATTTTTTGAAAGAAGCAAAAAAATATTTAGATTTTAAGACAGAAATCCAAGCCGAAGATGATGCAAGAGAGGCAAGAGGATTTATTGGTTTAAATAGTGGTGGTGGGGGTAGACAAAGTGTAGATGCAATAAATGCTATGAAACTATATCAAGGTGAAAGAAGTAGATTTATGCAACAATTTAAAGAAGATAACGAGGTACTATTCCGTGAAGGTGGGTTATTTGCAGGTATAACCGAGTTTGACGAATTAATGTCTTTAATAGAAAGTAGGACAGCCGGTTTAGATTCGTTTTTAACAAACTCTGAACAGGCTAATTTAGGTATAATTGTAGACGGTTATAAAGAGGCATCCGAAGCACTACATGAGTTTAGTAATGCTAGGGAAGAATTATTTTACGGTTTTTCATCGGAAAACCTAACAGGTAATCTAGTTAAACAAGTAGTGCAACAGGGGGTGGAAACCCTTATAACTACCACAGAAGTAATTATGACTAATACATTCAATGGTATGACTACCGCAGAAGCAGCGAATCAAATCTTAGATGAAATAGAAAGGGGCGCAGGTTTGAGAGGAATGAATCTTTCTTCTTAGGTGATTTTATGGTAAGAAAAGTTGTTTCTAATTATGGTGTGTGGTTGGCCGGTTATTACGATGATTTTAATAGTGCTAGGGCTATACCCGATGATGTAAATGCGCCAAGTAGCACAAACGAATATAGTATAATTAAAAGCCATTATGGTAATCCTATGAATGGGGAAGCCACACTAAATCCTAGATATAGATTTAGTATAGCAGATAGAAATAACGTGGGTTCTAATCATGTACAAAACGTAGATAACGCAAACAGATACCTTAGTAATGATGGTATCTTTGAGTGGTTGTCTTACGATGAATCAAGACAAAAAGCCGAAAAGTGGGAAGGTCGAGCGCAACTACAATATCCCGATGGACACGTTGCTAATAGATATAAGTTTAACACAGTTTCTAGCGAAAATTATTTATTATTTTCTAACGGATATGATAGTTTAGGAGAATATTACGTTAGTACGGGAGATAACGATTCTACATTTGGTAGAAGCAGCATGAAGTCTTTTACTACAAGTAATTATGACAATAAAATAGCGGGTGAAATAGACGCTATTGGTAATTTTGTACAAAGAGCGCATTTAGTAGGTTGTTGGGTGGGAGAACAAATAGATTTTGATAATACAGACCCTACCCCTAGTAAACTTTTTGGTACTGTTGTATCTCCATCAGGACAACCTTTTTTGGCTATACAGACATACCGTTCTGCGTACAATAGTAGCGTTAATACACCAACATTAATTTACAAGGGTTCTTTAAATAGTAGATTAGATGGAGATACTTTTACCACAAGAGTAGCGGCTAGGTCATTTAACGGGGCTACTACTAATGATGGTAAAATAGATTTAAACTTAAGATTTCAAATTGGTTTTGAAAGTACTGATTTTCCTACTACAAATATTTCTGCGGGTTATAGTAATACTGCTGCAATAGACAAAGTAATAGATTTAGCAAACGCAGGTACTATACAATATAACGCTTTAGGGTTTGAGACAGATTATGTTAATGATGATACTTGGGTAGATATTGACTTTGTTATGGATTATACAGCACAGACTTTTGATGTATATATTAACGGTGATAAAAAAGTTAGTGCGGAAGCATTCGATGAAACTAGAACAGCAGATAATATGTATGGTTTCCAATTAACGCTAGAGCCAAAGTCCGGTAGCAGCACTACTACTACTCTTATGGTAGATAGAGTAGGTTTAGTTAGGTGTCTTACTGACGCTATGGACTACGCTAGTTATGACGCACCTGTAGACGCATTGACTATAACACAACCTGTTAATGGTATATCACAAGCGACTTTAAAAATAATAGATGATGCACAATTAGAATCCGGTGGTCCCGCTAACTTAAATAGAGGTATGAGAAAACAAGATTATTTATTAAATCTAAAAGATATATTTACCGCCAACTCTCCGGTAGATTGGTCTTTATTAGTTTTTGCTAACCAAACACCTAGAATAGACAGACCTGTTTGGAAGGGTATAATTAATAAATTGACTATAGAACAAAAACACGATAAAAGAATGCTTACATTTTTAGCCGAAGATAATTTAAGTTTATTAGATAGACAAATACCATTATGGGAAGTAGGGCAAAAGGGTCTTAACGAAGATGAATCAGTCACAGATTATTGGTTATATGATGCACAAGGGTTTAGAAATATAATGCAGTTAGGTACTTTACCCCTAAAACTATTTAATAGTAATTTAGGTTTTGATGTTGATGATTCTTACTTAGATGCAAATGATTCAAGAATGCAATTAGGTTCGGGACACCCTATACAAATGTATAATAACGAAAATGAAGTTTTTGGTCCTAATAATTTAGAGGACCAATACGAAGGATTTTTTGTAGAAGGGTTTTACCAAGATTCATCGGGCCGTACAGTATTACCTATGCCTACAGGACATGGTTTAGAAACAGGAGATACAGTTATTATTAAAAACTCATTTTACCCTAGTACTAATGGTAGTTATTCAATAGTAGCCTTTGGCTCTAATCACATTACCTTTAGTGCTGCTAATGTACCCTATGCTAATGGTAAAGGAGTAGGTAATATAGTTTACGCAGGTAAATACAAAGGAGAAAATACATTCCCATCTACTCCACCTAACCCATTTAATATACCGGCTTCTAGTGTACAGGCTGCTCTTACAACATTTTGGTTAAATATGATAGCACCTAATTTCCCAAACACAGATGATGAAGTATCAGACGTTGTGACATTCTTCTTTGACGCTGACCCTGCGTTATCAATAGGAGATAAGTTTTATGTTAATGATGTTCAAAATAGTGGTAGCACACAAAATAATTATGCAGGTTCTCATACTGTAAGTACCGTTAAAAAAATAATTAATTATTTTAGTACATATACTTCTTATAATTATATATGGTGTGTGACTACTAAAACGCCTTATGATAATTTAGAGTTTGGTACATATACATCTAACACAGGATTAAAAGATTCCTCTACTACTGCTAAGTCTTGGAATAAAGACAAAATAACGGCAGTAAGCACAGCAGGTAATTTTGATAAAGTTAAGACAAAAGTATTACACAGTAGATGGATGAGAGATATGCCTAACTCTCTTTGGTTTCAATATCATTTTGGGCAAATAAAATATGACGCAATAGGTAGTTGTGCTATACAGGCTAATGTTGCTATTAATGCTACTACAGTACAGATAACTTCTGCTCTTTACAGTACTTTAAGTAATTATAAAAGTGGTGTAGCGGAAATAAAAGATTCAATTACTAATAATATAACTAAGTTTATTTATCAAGGTATTCAATCTAGTGGTGGTAATTATTATCTTGTAGGATGTAAATATATAAGTCAAGGCTTTAGTTATCTTAATCCTGCGGCTTTTGGTTCACATCTTTGGTCCTATGTAAGCATACTTGATATATCAAACGATTATAAACATCTTTGGTTGCTTTGGGCTGATATGAGAAATAATGGAAAAGCAGATGCAGACGGTAGTTTTAGAAAAAAGGAGTTTGGTTTACAATTTCCTACATCTGAAAATTATGAAACATCTTTGTATTATGTAGACCAAAAAGACGAGGATGGAAATATTGATAAGTTTGCTGAATTAAAAATAAATGAAGATATAGATATATGGAATGTAGATGCGACAAATGAGCCTGTTAGTGGTGCAGCATTTTCTAAGACTCCCGACTATTCTTTAGGAGAAGAGTCATCTAGTTTTATTTATGGGTCAAATCAATTAGTAATAGAGGGCCTTACAGAATCAAGATACACAGTAGGCTCTTATGCTACTGTATATAATAGTCTACATTATGATGGTACATACCAAATAGCATCTATTAATGGCTCTACTAGCATTACATTACAGGGTGTTGCCGCAGGTACAAATACTAATGCAGTAGTAGGTAATGTAATGGTTGCACCGGCAGCAGCCTCGGAAACAGATTTAGTTATCTACCACGATTGGGAAGATAAAGCAGGTTCATTTTTAGTGATAGATTCTGCTAAGTTTTTCAATCTAAATACATTGGCTAATAACGGTAAAAGTGGACAACACGTTGGTGGAAACACAGACCTAAATGACTACACAGCAACAGTAGAAGGATTTCCTGCACTAATAGATAACTACTACGCAGAAGCAATTTCTTCTTACAAAACTACAGCAACCCCTATTTCCCCTCATCCTAACCAAAGAAGGTTGTTATCTGACGCTACTTTAGCAGATGAGGGTCTAATAGTTGGGGATATAGGTTTACCTGTACAAGATACATCTAATTTTGAGACTACAGGTTCGGGAATAATAGTTTGTGATTTAGCAAGTAGTGATGATACACAAGAGTTTTACTTTTCGTGGAAAGAAAAATTAGATACTGCGGTAGAAGTAAATAGTATTACTTCTGCATCTTTACAAGTAAGTGGTACTTATAATGGTTATTGGGCTATTACTAAAGGTGGTGAAACTTTTATTGATAAAGGCGTTAAAAAAGGTATGTTAATAAAAAATACTACAACAGGTAATAGGTATTATATTTATGCCGTGACCCAAACTGTACTTTATTGTACAGACGGAAACACAGTATCTTGGACTGCGGGTGATAATTTTACTATTCCTGTACAATTAGCAAATGTATTTTTACAAACTGCTGATACTATTACAGCAAGTATAGAAGATAGCCCTACTGCTGTAGAAACAGAATTACTAAAAAACTATAATGAGGCATTAGGTGGAGAATCATTATCTCCGTTAGGTGATAACCTAAGTTTATTAGGAATAAGATTAGGTTCTAATGTAGAAATTACGGGTAATACTAAAGATGCAGATTCTATAACTGTTAGTACTACAGTTAGTAGCCAATTTATGCTTAGATTACTTATGCACATAGACGGTGGAGTCAAAAGTCAAAATAGCGGTAGTTTTTACGATAGTGATAAGTTTAGGTTATTATGGTCTGCTGCTCTTATGAAAACTTGGCTTCCTAAAACAAGATTAAGTTGTGCTTTTGACATAAATAATATACCTATAACTTCTAATATGACTACTGATGGTACTACCACTAACAACGATTCATACGGAAGTATCGTAGATAGCCGTACTAAGACGATTCTAAGCACGATAGAGGATATAAGGGGTAAGAGTGGCTTCGGTGATATTAACGGGCTTAAAACAACCTTTTCTTACTTAATGGGTAAAGACGGCAGAATAGAATATAGACCCAAATATAATAGTGGTTTATCTTTTACAAGAGAAAATCTAAAAGTATCTACCTTGAAAACTGATGTTGCAGGACAAATTAGTAATGTTAGAGTTTATTATATGAAAGGTAAATCTTTTGTAGATTATCCGGCTACTAATTTAGACGATACTACTAGGTGGAAAGTTTTAGAATATCCCAATATAACATCTAGTATAGAAGCCGAGTTTGTAGCAAAACAAGAATACAATAAAAACCAAAACACTAAACTTAGTATTTCAGCAAGTCCTATTTTAGAAAGTAATTTAAATAATAAAATGATTGAAAGTGGTAGATATGGGTATATTTCCGACCCGCAAATTGCTTTACAAGGATATGGGGATTACGATGCTAGTAATACTAATAAAGGTAATTCTTGGACTAGATTAGGTACAGGCGGTGTTTTGTTTTCCGGTATGACTAACGGACTAGACGGAAATATGAAAAATACTACAGATATACACAATAGATATGGTAATTCTGCTTTTACTCATACTGCTAGTGATGTGGCTTGGGATGATAACTACTATTGGTACGGCTCTAAATCACTTAGTTATGCTTTACAGGTTGTTCATGTACCTAATTTTACGCCAAAAGTAAGTAATACTAGCGGAGAGTCATTAAGAGTATTTGTAGCATTAACTGACACATCTGTATCTTCAACAATAGATGATTGCGAGTTTAGAATACATCTTTGTGACTATAGTTTTGGTAATGATACAGATAAAGCACCTACTTTAGAAGCCACCACATATAAAAATGTAAAACGTAGTGGTTTTTATGAAATAGATATACCTAGTACTTATGGTGCAGTAGCAAACGCAAAAATAGTAGTTAGTTTTAACGCAGAATATTGTAGGGCTTTACTACGTCATAGATGTGGCGACCCTACCGAAGTTGGTAGTGGGGCAACAGCAGGGCAATTAGTAGTACTTAAAAATGCAAATGCAGTAGAAGGTATAAGTACAGGTTTTATGAAAACAGGAAATACAAACAGTATTTTCCCTCTAGGTGGTAGAGAATATTCAGAAATGTATGGTGGTTTTACCGTAGAAAGAAATGAATGGTACGCACCTAGAATAAATATTGTCAATGATTTATCTTACACACCTGCTACTTTTGTGACATATACTGATGCAGGTTTAGGTCTTAATACACCTACAAGTATGACAATAACAAAACTTATTTGGACTGTAAAGGCAGGAGTAAAAGAAGAAATAAAATTAGATTTAGAAAGGGATGAATCTTTAAGTAGTGATGGTGTGTTAAGTTATTTATTTCCAAATAAAGGCAAAAGTAGACAAGTAGCAGGTAATGATGGTGATTCTGATTCTACAGTAGTAGTTTTTCCTATGATGGGTAGACCTACCCCACCTAGACCCCAAAGCCAAGAAATATCTCAAACTTCTCAATTACCTCAAGGTGGTGCTAATGCGGGAAGCATGGGTTCTTCTAATAATTTAGGTATAACAAATACTCTTTCTGTAAACGATATGTCGAGCGTAACTTATGGTACATTAAAAGGTAGAATGAATCTACTAAATGATAATCTTAGTCATAATTCTAAGTTTAGTATTTTGGGACAACAAAGACCACCAATAGTACCAACAACACTTAAAAGTATAGAGGGTATGGATGTAAGCATACAGACAGCAAGTGGTAATGCTTCTATAACTTCCGATGGATATATATTAGCAGGTAAAGGTAGAGTAGATTTACTGAACGAAACTGCTACAACTACTACTTTTGAATCTACTTTAGAAACCGAGTTTGTTATACCATTAGATGTAATAGATAAAAGTATTTTAATTGAGGCAAAAATAACTCATGCACAAGGCTCTATTAATAATACTAGAGCAGTACTTTACACTACTGCTTCAATAGTAGGAACATCAGATACTATCTCTAACACCGTCTTTATAACAAGTAATACAGAAGATAAAAATGTAGAGTTAATCCCTCAATCTATATTATCAAACTTAAAGGCAGGTAATAAAATTAAGGTAAGTGTAGTTAGAAAGGCGGCAACAGGACAAGACAATTCAGATAGAAACAGCGTATTACTAAAAAATCTTAACGTAAAACTAAATAGGGCTACTGCACCTGTAAGTGGCTCATCTAATAAGTTTAGTATTCAGTAAGGTTCTCGTAATCCTAAAATGCTTTGTGCTTTTAATCTACCTAACCCTTTAATTTCCATAATAGATTTCTGCGTAGTCCTACTTCTTAATATTTTAGGTATGCTACCAAACTCTTTCAGTAAATCTTCTGCATTCTGTACAGAAATACCTTTAAGGGAACACAAAGCCGCTACTCTTGGGTCTAAATTACTCATTTCAGCCGCACTTCTTGTTTCTTTTTCCATAACATTAAGTCCTGTTGCCTCTTTGACTTGTGTTTGTGTATGATTTATAACCAACCATTCGACAAAATCATCCATAGTAGTCAATTCCATATACTTAATTTTAGGAAATCTTTGGTAAAATGTCATTTTAAATTGTTGATTTACTTTTTTCATCCTAGACATTTCTATGGCTATCTGTTTTGCTGACGGCCTACCACCATGAACATATGGTTTTAGTTTAGTACCATAGACTACTAGCATAGGGTTATCGAAATCTTCTTGTAATTCTCTTAGTTGATGTACAATAGTCCTACCGTTTCTACCTAGACCTAAGATACTACGGTACAAATCATTTATTTCTTTTGCCTCAATTCCCCAAGAGCCTATTCTATAATCAGAAGAAGCCATCCGTAAAACTTGGGTATTTTCCTCACCCAATCTCATTAACAACTTATTAATTACTTTTGGGTTTTCTCGGTCATCTATCAGAAGCACAATTGGTACACTATTATTACTCTATTTAAGAGGATTGTTTTTCCATACTACAATTCATACATACAGGTGGCATATTTTTAGGGTAAAGGAAACCCAATCTGCTTTTGCAGAAACTACATTCTTCATTTACTACTTCAAAAAATACTCTTGAGTGTTTTGGTGTTCGCATCATATTATTTTCTCCTTGTACCGTCATCTCTCCAACAAGATGCTTCACATAACCCTCTTGTTTGTAGCCAAGAGCATGAGGGTGTCCTCTCGTAGTTAAGTAGACTTCTAACGTGCTTTCTACTTGTGTATTCATTAAAGTCTCTCCACCCTAATGTGGATATAAAATCTATAATTTCTTCGGTAATATCATTCTTTTGTTTTACCGTTAATGTAGAAGGGGGTGCAAACCACCTAAGATTCTCATACAGATGTTGAGCCAATGCTATTCTAACTTCATGTCTAGGATTCTCATGCCTCATAGCATTGTCTATACATGGTGGAATAGGTATCTGACTAGCAGAAGTTATATTTCCGTCAAAACTACCCGTAATAGGTAGGTATTCTACTTGTAAAGGATTATTAGCAATCCATTTTATAATACTGAAGTTTGATTGGTTTTCTTTTCCCTTAAAAGGGTCATTGATTCTAAGAGATGGGCTAGGTCTTTCCGGTATCTTGTACCCTAAAGGGTCTGCTTTGAAAGCATCTAAATCTACATTGACCGCCCACTTTTTCCTAGTAGTGTTATATGTGTCGGGTATGCGTGTTAGTTTTAGTGGGTGTCCTACACCATCTAGTGTTTTTAGCCCCTTAGCAACCTCTCTCTCGTACCTATCAACGTGCTTGGCTATGGTAGTACCAATGACATTTTTATCGAACATCTGATGGATATGAAATCCTCTACCCGTAAAGACTAATCTTACATCTCCCTTAAGTCTATTTAGTAATACCGCTACATCTCTTTTAACATCATCAAGAGTACCACCCTCTACAATATCAAAATCCCACCATGCTCTATCCATGATGACCGTTTCGGGGTCTACTTTCCAAGACATATTAGGGTGCATTTGTTGAAAACTATACAAAGATGTATAACAAGAAGATTTACCATTAATACTTTTAACGTAAATATCATATTCCTCTTGAGATTTACAAATCTTACGCCTAAGACCAATCTCTCTAGGAAAACTAAGCATAAAATCACTCTTCTTTCTTTTGTTTATTACCGCATTTACAAGTAATTACGGTAATCTCTTCGGGGTCTGCACCCTCTTCACCCATTACTCTCCACATAATATCTTGGTCTACCCAAGATTCGCTAGTCCCGCAAGCCGCACATACATTAATTCTACTCATTCCATTCACCTAATCCGTTATCAACGTACCCTGTCATCTCGGACTCACAATTCATGTTAAACTCGCACCACAAAGGGCAAAAATAGTCATTCCAATTCATAGGGTACTGTTGGATTACTAGCGACTCAATAGTGCTACTTAATGATTCCGAGAAAGCATTTATACTTCGCTTGTTTATCTTCTCAAGAATAGCGATTCCACGTTCCGCACCCAACCACAAACTTTTACCCCTCTTGTTTCCTTCTAACAATAATTTGTCATTACCATCTTCGGGTATTTCATAATCGGGAGAGATATACATAAAATGTGTTATGGGTTCATCGTACCCTAGTTTACTTAAAAGCCTAGAGTAGTAGACTAATTCCTTCCTAGTCCTCGCTAGTTTACCCATATTCATTTTGCCTGTTTTTAATTCCATGAGAATTAAACCACCATCGGGGTGTCTAATAACACCGTCAATCATACCAACCCAAATAATATTGTAGCCGTTGTATTGTTCTGCTACTTGATGCTTAACTTCTGCTTCTACTATGTCAAAGCCGCCCATGTCATGTGCTATCTGATGTAATAACATATTGAGACTATCTACCCCTACGTCATCATCCACACCTTCTTCTATAGCAGCACTCATTATTTTATCCGAGCCTTCTAATAGACCTATCTCCATTACCTTGTGTATTTTACCACCACGAATGGCGGCCTCACTAGGTGGTGGGCTAGGTATATCTGCTATGTACCGCCAATAAAATTGTCTAGGACACATCATGTATGTCATCAAAGATGATTTACTTATCCTCAACCATACCTTTTCTGTAGGTCTGTATGAAGAATTGCTAGTCTGCTCTTGTGTTGCTTTCATATAATCACTCTTCTTCTACCTTACCGTTATCCCAATCATCAACAGTAGTTTGTGAAGTATCAATAACTAAACCACCACCACACATAGGGCAGGTATTTTCTACAGGTAATTGAGACAATAATGGCCTCATAACTTCTTCATCACATTCTGAACAAGACAAAGTATCTGTTTTACCTAAGTCCTGTAATAGTGCGAAGAACATCGTTTGTAGTTTTGCATAATCAAAGGCCACCTGTTCAAAGGCGTGAATTGTGCCTTTAGTTAATTGTTCTTGTTTCTGTTGTAATTCTCTTATATCGCTTGCGTTAGACATTATTTATCTCTCCTTTTCCTACGGTTATATAGTTATCTACAACCACTTCATCCCACTCATACCCTCTAAAGAGTTATGTATAGGTTGAATATCCCATTGGGCTAAATTGTAATAAGGCTCTATTTTATTTAAGATAAATCTTTGTGCAAGAATCTTATTACCTATTTTTGTAACACCGTCTATATCAGACGGGTCATCGAATGCTATGTATTTACCATTTTCATTTATGCTAACTTTAAAGAATGAACCTTTTCTATATCCTTTACCTAGATATTCGTTAGCCCAAGCCGCACCTGCTGATGAGCCGGACAAAACCTTGTAATCGTCTAAGTTTCTCTCTAGTTTACCTTTCATACATAGGTCGGAAGGGTCTACTTTTCCCTTAACAACATCATCAACAAGAGAGGATATACTTTGTGTGATTTGTTTTTGGTCTGTACCATCTAATATACCGTCAATAACTGTATTCATACACAATTTCATTACACTAGGCATCCTTGATTGTTTTAATTCTATTCCCTTAACATAAGTTTTGGGGTCGTGATAAGAGCCATCAGTCCAACTTACTTTTCCGGCATATCTATTTTTAGCCATAATCAACATACTAGGACACCACTTCTCAAACTCGGTTTCTATCGGAGACATTTCTTCATTAAATATCTTTAGTGCCTCTAAACCTTCTTCGGGGTTAGGTATATTACAGAATATAGAATCAGTATGCCCATAGTAAACTTTGAAGCCTACGTTTTCAGCATGGTACATTAATTCCTCAAGAGTATTTCTTGATGTATATGTGATAGCAGATGCTACTTCGGGGTGATAAAAGCCGTACTTAGAATCACCCGCTACACCATACATAGATGCTACTAATGACTTACAAGCAAACTGCATAATATCCCATTTGTTTTTCTTCTCTAATGTATCACTCATCATCATCTTAAGTTTGTTTTCATTCCGTAGATAAGTCATATCATCCATTAATCTACAAAGTAATCCCTTTTCTTTTACGTTAAACTTACTACCATTACCACAATCCTCACCTTCGGGGTCTAATGTGTCCCATGATATACCATACTTGTGTACGTTGCTGTGATACATAGCCTTTATATCTAAGATACCTACGTTTTCATACACACCTGTTTCGGGTTCTAAGACGTTAGCCCCGTCATAAGGCGTGTAGGGAAACTGTGGTTGTGTAGGTATTCTCCTATCAAACTTCTCATCCTTCAACGCTAGACTTGTGAACATCTTGGTAATAAATGGTGTGGAACGTAAATCGCATTGAACAACGTGCTGTAAAGCAGTATAGTAATCCAAAGCATTTACTTTTGAGTCAAGTCTAGGTAGTAATCTTACGTCTTGTCTACAATAATGTACATACAAAGGTAAGTCTGAATAGTAAGTGTCGTGTCCATCGGGCAACTCTACTTTCTTTTCCCCTAAAACCTCACTAGCAACATCATCCAATTTGTAAGAAGGTAATTTACCGTTTTTCAATTCCCATATTTTAGAGAATGCTATCATCAAATCTATACAGTTTCTACCTACTATTGGTTGTTCCCAATCACCAAACTTATATCTAATTCTTCTCATAGGGGATAGTGTAGCGGGATTAAGACCACAAGCCCTGCTTCTCTCTACTATCGTTCTGATATCAGCCCCAACGACATACCACCCTGTGATAATATCGGGGTCTTGTTTCTTCATGTGTCGCAAGAAATGAATAAGCATATCCCTTTCACTACCAAATCCGAGTGCAGGGGTAGGGTATTCGTAATCACCGTATGTATCGAACCTTTTAGGCTCGCCATCAGCCAAACCTTCTTCTTTAATAGAAGGGCATACAAACCATACATATTCATTTTCGGTAAAATTATCATAAACTACTATCACCCTCATTTGGTTTGTTGCGGGCGACCATTCACAATCAAGATACCAAGTCCTATGTTTATAATTCTCAAAGGGTTCGTTATCTTTTTCTTTTAGCCTATCTATAAGTACACGATTAACATAAGGTACATTTGCTTCCCATGTTGTCCCGTAATAAGATAGATTCCTTAACTCCGAGTTATGCGAAACAACAATCTTAGTTAAATCTTCCCCATAAAGACCTGTATAACCATCTTCTTTTCTTATACAATCTTCTACATAAGGGGCATTATCAGTCTCAATAAAACAGTACGGATAGTGGCCTTTGATTGACTCGGTTTTTCTATTTCCCTGTGCATCTCTATACCTCACTAGGACTTCTCTACCGTTGCCTTGCTCTACTATCATAACTATTCCACCTAATCTTACGGTTATAATCTTTTAATTCCATCCAACATTTCTTGTGTAGTCTACGTGTACCCCAATCATTGTGTGTAGCCTTCCCATTTTTACGGGAAGTACCGATAGGCACTAAAGGTTTACCACAATGTTCGCAATTACTCATTATTTCTACCCCTACTTCTCGTAGGTATATCGTATTTATTTAGCCATTGGTTAATAGCGGCAGGTGTAATACCGAATTGGTCTGCTATATCAGCCATGCTTCTTTCTCTATCTATGTATTCTTTATTCAACCATATTTCATCACGGTATAATGGGTCTAATTCCTGTCTAACCTTTACAGATACAACATAATTCTCACCATTTTTACCCCTAAAATTAAAAGCGGAAAGACCGCCCGATTCTGCTTCGGGTGTAGGTATTACTAATTCGTGTATAACATAGTATTTTGGGTAATCTATATTCTTTTCAATCGGGTGTGCTTGTACATTTGTGTTCATCATCATATATATTCATCTCCTAGTAGTGCTGATTGGAAAATAAAGTCGCCATCACCTAAAGTTATAAGTAATTTAACTCCTTGTTCCCATTGTGTGAAATCAAAAAAGTATAAGTTTATTTTACCGTTAATGTTAGCAAATAGATTGTTGAATCCACCTTGATAGGTAGCCATAAAAGGCCATTGAGTACTTCTCCTATCTAACTCATATTCTGTTCTACCTTTTAATTCCTTACCAACGACAACACTAAGTCCGTTTTCATCTCCCTTAAAAGTGAATGTGTTTAATTTTTGTCCGTTCATTTCATCACATCTAACTGCTTCAAATAAACGTACTGCATCTACCGATTCCCAAGAACAAGCAGGTTGTAAGATACTACCATCATTCATAGTATATCCTATTTCATTACCTACATTTAGTTTTGCGGCAAATGTTATTGATGTATTAGACCACTCATTTAATGTGGTAGGACTATGTGGGAAAGCCAAAGCATTCTCGGAAGCAGTAAGCGTTGTTTGCTTATACATAGACTTTAGTTTTAACTTATCATTATCATAAGTTAAAGTCAAAGCATTTCCGTGATACTTTAGTATTCCCAACATAGTCTCTATGTCGCTAACAGGTATTTTGGTTTCTCCTGTAGACGGTATCGAGAAGATACCTACAGATGATACACCATCTTTAGTGAGAGAACAAGTAGACATTCTACCACCTACGGCATTCAACATACAAGCCGAAACTTGTGGTATATTTTTACCGGAAATGGTTTGTCTACGTTGTGTACACTTTAGCAACCATATCAATGATTGTGTATCTACGATAGATTGCATATTATCGCCTCACTCATTTAAGAAAGGTAGTCCTGTCCACTCTACCTTCCCGCTTTTCACCGTCAAAATAGTATGTGTTGTACCTACATACTCCATGTTCTTACCTTTCATTTCCTCAATAGTACCTTTGATAGCCCACTCACCATCGGCTAAGGTTTTATCACCCTTAACACCTGCGGCTACGTCTGCCTTTTTCATGTATCTATTTAGGAAAATCTGTTGCGAAAACTTACGCATAGTACCTTTGTCCCAATCGGGTCTATCACCGACTGTCATTAGTACTTTCTTACCTGTGCCGTCATCCATATACTGCTGTACAGGTTTTAGGTGGAAGGTAAAGAATACTTTAGGTACAGGCAAAGCGTGAATCCTAGTTAGAACATTTCTGTTCATACGATTACGTTCTCGCCATTCTTTTTGGTTAAAAGTACCATCTTCTGTTTCAATGATACCACGACTTAGTAATGACGCTCTCATAGCGTGTTCACACCACTTTAGGAATGTCGAACCGCCATCGAATACTACACCCGCCCAATCATCGGGGTTTGCTGCTACCTCTTCTGCTAGAATATTAACAAACCAATTAGTCTTATCTACTAATGCTTTGTAATCTACATTGTTTTCTGCATCAAAGATAGAGTCATCTGTTTCATCGTGTAGTGGTATTACCATAATGTTTTCTGCATCGGGATAGATATAATCTACGGTAGATTTTGCTGAATTATCTACATCAAATACTGCTACCTTTTTACCTGCTTTAATTTCTGCATCCATCATAGATAATGCTAGTCCTGTCTTAGCGGTGTTTTCCCAACCTACCAATCCCATACGCAAATCAACTGATTGTGATTTGTTGTTCTTGAAGATATTACGGTAGTATTCTTCGTTATACACCACTCCTTGTGGTGCTTCTGTCGTCTTAGTTATTTGTGGTGCTTGCGTTCCCCATGTCATATTAATACCTCATTTTCTTACGGTTATATAGTTTACTCCTGTGGTGCGATTATAGCACAATCAGTAGTAAGTAGTAGTATAGCGATAGAGAAAGCGGATTCAACAGCGTTGATACTTACACCAACAGGGTCAATAATACCACTTCTTCTTAAGTTTCCATATTTTCTTGAAACTGCGTTATAACCTTCGCCTTTTGATTTAGCGTAAGCAAGATTTGAAGTAGGCTGACCGCTATTAGATAAAATCTGTTTGATAGGTGCTAGGATTGCATCAAAGTACTTTGCGCCATCTATCTCATCAACAGTCCCATGAGTTTTCCACCAAATATCCTTAAGTGCTACACCACCACCACTTACTATCCCTTGCTTTCTAGCAAGAGTAGCGGCATTGACAGCATCGTCTACACGTTCTCTACGTTCCCTTTGTTCTATGTCGGTAATTCCACCTACCTTGATAGATGCAATACCCGAAGTAAGCCTAGCGATTCTATTCTCAACTATCTCACGCTCAAAATCAGTTTCTACTTGAGTTAGTATTGTGGTAAGATTATCTATGTAATCCTCATCCACACCATCCTTAATGAAAGTAGATGTAGTAGGAGTTATCTCTACTTTATCACACATACCTAACTCATGTTCTTTTACCTTAATAATACTGTCAAACGAGTTGAATACTTTACCACCACATTTTGCTTCTATATCTTGAAGCCAATGGTCTTGTGTATCACCGAAACCTGCTGTCTTAATTATACAGACATTTAGTTTCCCCTGCATAATATTAACAAGTAAGTTAGGTAGTATGCTTGGGTTGTAATCATGGCAAACTATCACTAAAGGTTTACCTGCTTTCATAGATAATTCTAGTGCAGGTACTATGTGATTAAAGGTATCTATTTTCTCTTGCGTTAAAAGTATAGAGGCATTATCATAAATACACTTCTCTCTATCTGCATTAGCCATGAGTTTGTTTACATACCCACTATCCATAACAAGACCTTCTGTTAAAGACCATGTGGTACTGTTATCAGAATTACTTTCTATTATCACATTACCTTCTTCACCTACAGCCAAAAGTGCTTGGTGTATCAACCTACCTAATTCTACATCATTATTAGATGCGACAATACATACATCTAGTAAGTCATCGTCATTAACATCAGTAGCCATGTCTTTTAATTCATCTACTATAAACTTACACATATTACTAAGAGTTTCTTTTATCTTAATATTATCTGTATCATCATCAGCCATTGTATTACATAATGCCTGTGCTAAGATAGTAGCAGTAGTAGTACCATCTCCCGATTTACTTTGTGCTTCGTGAGCCACTTCTTGCATGAGATTAATTCCCATCTGAATATAAGGGTCGGGGTCGGTAATAGACTTAGTGATAGATACACCATCATTAAGAATTAAGGGTAGTCCCGCAGGGTTCTGTATTATTACTGTACCTGCATTTGCGCCTAGTGTGCCTTTGATTGCATCAGCGACTTTGTTTACCCCTAAGAGTAATTTGTCTCTTGCATCTTCTCCATGTAATATATTTTCCATATTTATACCTCAATAATATCCTAGTATGTGTTCCCAATGTATAGCACTAACTTCATTGTCAAAAGGAATAACCTTTGTCTCATCCACCATGACGGAATAGCCCTCTTCTATTACAAGAGGTACTAAACCGCCTACGGATAGGACTTGTAGATGGCCTTCAAGAATGAGTCCACCGACAGTTTCCTGTATGGTGTTATGGAGAAAGACGTAATGACCTAAAGCCTTCACTCATCCCACCCATCGTTAGTAGAAACTACTTCATCCATGACTGCTATTTTGTCAAAGGCATACCAACCGGAGATAGACATTCTATCTTCTCCTTCTTTTGTTCGCCATGCCTGACCATGAAGTAGTACTTTAGTACCAACAGCGAAGTCCACAAGTGAATCTTGTTCACTTGGAATGTAAACATCTACGGTGGCTGCCGTAGAAGCAATATCTAAATCAGCACATACTAAAACATATCCGCCATTATCTCTAGGGTCTATGTGTATAACTTCTGCTACAGTAGCGAGGGTTCTATCCCACCAACCCGCATTTCCGTTATGTGTGTCGTAGTATTGTCCTAGTTTGTCTAAACCGGAAATCATATTCTCTTGACCGATAATCTGCGGTACAAGTGTCAATGGGTCTGCTGAAAAGATAAATGCTACTTCTGCATCTGATTCAAAGACTGATACGCCATCCTTAGCGTAAGCAGTAGTGCCGTTAGCAGCAGGTCTTAATGCGATAGTACCCGTTGTAAAGGTAGGGTATTGCACATCTGCACCTTTTTGTGTTGCCTTAACAGTAAGTGCCTTTACTTCATCAGTAGTACCTTGTTTACGACCTAAGAATAACATAGTCCTTTCTCTTTCGTCTTGTGGTCTAGGTCGGCCATACTTAAAGTTAGCATCACCGGATGGGAAAGTCTTATTGTTCTTATCCCATACTACGAAGAAGTGTGTATTCTCATCTAGTTTTTGTGTATGTCGTGGTAATTCTGATACGTCAGCAGTCTCTACACCGTAGAAATCTTCTCTAGCGTGTCTAGTATAAGTACCATCATGGTTATTCTCAAAGAGAACAACAGCACCGGATTCAACCAATACGTTTCGTACATCTTCTGTAGCGGCTCTTAATTGGCCGGACATTTTATTGTATAGTATTTTACCCCATTCTTTAGGGCGTGGTACTGAAATAAACATACCTTCATACTTTGTTGCACCGGAACGAGATAGTCTCGCATTTTCCGTACTAATCATTCTTGCTGCTACTCTTAGTGCAAGAATACCGCAGTCATCGTCAGACTTACCTGCGTTTTTCCAAGCCGCACCCTGTTCTGCTAAGACTGATTCAGCCTTACTACGCAGGGTGTCTGCGGCCACATTTACTGTTTTTGCTACGTTATTAATCATCGTTTCATCCATATTGGTTTCCTCTGTTTGTATTTCTAGTCCTATTTTCTTACGGATATAAAGTTTTTGTATATCCTTCCATACACAAACGGACAAAGTTTGCTATGGCTATATTTTCCTCTACACCGTGTATCAAATCCCTTTCGGTTATTGCTGCGGCATCTACGATACGCATTATACTATCTACTTTTGCGGTAGATGTAATAGCGTAGTCGAATACTGTTTTTACCACTTCTCTAGGTGGTATTCCGTATGTTTCTTTTAAGGCTAAATTATAATCATTCTCACGGAAACATAACGTGAGAAAATGTTTAGCGTCAAGACCCTGTGAAACAAGGCCGTTGATGAACCCTTCCGGTTCGGGGTGTACAGAAAACGCCTGTAGAGCATTGATACTATTTCTTAAGTCTCCTTCATGTGCATCAGCAATCAGATTCAATTGGCCTTCCGTAATAACCGTACCTGTTTTACCTGCTATCATAGATAATCTTTTTACTATGTCGTCTTTAGAGATAGGGTTGAACCTTAAAACTCTACACCTAGATTGTAGCCACTTACTAACCTTACTCAAATCATTACAAGTAAGGATAAAATAACCCTGTGAGTTTTCTATAACACCCTTTAATGCTGATTGTGCGGCAGGTGTCAATTGGTCTGCTTCATCGAGAAGGAAGAATTGATTTTGGTTGCCTGTCCTAGACATAGGCAACAACTCTTCTTCTACGAAATCAATACCCCTAGTCTTTTTACTACTAGCGTTGAATACATGAATAGGCCAACCTAAATCCTTAGCCATAGCCAAAGCAAGGCTAGTTTTGCCTGTACCTGCTTGTGGGCTATAAAAGATAAAGTGTTGTAAAGAAGTTATCTCATTAATAACTTCGTTTTGGCCTACTATCTCACTAAGAGTAGGTCTGTATTCAGTAGCCCATATTGTCATGTTATTTTCTCCTTAGTTTTTTATTGGCTTATCCAACTTGTTAATGCTCTATGTATTATCAGAAATCTCATTTATACTTTGAGCCTCACTCTATCTGTGCATATCGGTTATGGTTTTGGGCTACCACCTGTTTATGTAGCCTCGCCAACTTGAGATTTAATAAAGACCCATAGTGCCGTGTAATGCTGTCTGCATTCCACATACTCTACAAGTACAATATACTAACATTCTGTCTCCCCTAGCACTACCCTTGATTCTAACATAGTCCCACTCATGGTAGTTAGGGTCGCAGTCTGTTTGTGCCATATTAATACCTCATTTTTTAACGGTTATATACTTTATGTAGTGAGTCTTAAGCGTCATTTAGACTTGCCTCTCGTAAATTAACGCTTCTGCTGATTGGAATAAACTCATAATTTCTGCGTGTGCAGGTCTGAAACCTAATTGGCCGCCTGTTCTCGCTTCTGCTTCTAGGGATAGAAGTAATCCTACCATAATACCTTTTAGGTATTCTGTACTTACTTTTTCGGGAAGAGTATTAATCATATCATCTATTACTTCGTCATCCCCTAATTCGTAATCTACATCGGTAGCGAGACAAAGAACGAACCTCATGTATTGAGCCTCGTTCATATTCTGTGTGGTTAATATTTCCCCTAAATCTATCGGCTTCTCAACATTAAAGACGCTTGCTATGATAGTGGATAAGTCATCCATTTCTATTCCCTGCATAGTCATACCTCTAGTGTTTTATTATTATACTTTCCTAACACAATGCAAACATTGAGTTTCATTTGGGGGAAATATTCTTATCTTACCACAAGAACATTGTTGTGCTTCTTGCATCTGTGCCGGAGTCATAACTGTCGGACTTCTTGTAAGCATAATATCTTCCTTTGTGTGTATTATTTTTCTATTAATGTCATATACTAAATGATTTGCTGATGTACCTATCGCATTTTCTACTTTAGTAGAACCTACTTGTACAATCTGTGGATTCTTACTTAACAAAGCCGAAAGGCTGTGTGGAGAAGGTACTGTTCTAATGTTTTTTGTTTTACTTAACATAGCAGCCATCCCCTCTTTCGTCATAGCACCGTACTCCCACAAAATGTCCACGATAATACGCCTGACCCTTTTGTTATTAGCACTCATGTATAAATGTAAGCCTCATAGTGCTTATAAATCATTCCCCATATCTAAATACATAGCAGACATAAAGAAGCCATCATCCATCTGTCCATCGGGTATTTCTTGTGTACTTTTAGGGTAATCTCTTTGCACATAATAGTCGGTCATAATTTCATATCCCATAACAATCATACAGTACAAAATCAATATAGAGGACAAACATATCAAAGTATAAATCAAAGCCATTCTTGTATCAAACCCTTAGATTTCTTCATACCTTTAGGTACGCTTCCGCCTTGTTCCTTAATACGATTACTTACGGTTATAGAGTTTTTTACTATGACCTCTATATGCTTATCACTTGAACGGGATTGTTCATGCCTATATTCCTGTTTTTTCTTCTTAGGAAACTTAGTTTTTTTATGAGCAGGTTCTATACCATAAACCATTATCGCCCTTACATACTTTTCCGGTAAAAACATAGCAGTTTGGGCTAATTTACGCCATACTGTAATATCTACATCATTTTCTTTCAAGAACGCTTTAGCCAAAGGTAAAGGGGTTTTATTAAATACCGCATTAACTCTTCTCCTGTCCTTCCATGTTAGCAAAGCATTTATTGGAGAGTAGTGATTACTTTTACCCTTAATCTTAAGAGAGTCGGATATGATAACATAATCCTCACTTTTCTTAGTTATCTTAGGTGGTCTATCACAACAAACTACAAGTCGGTTCGTTATCATAGGCAACCATTCTAGTACATCCTTTTCCTTAAACTTATTACTGCGTAGAATATAAGTAGTATCTTTATCAGTAGGTGGTGTATCAATTTCTCCTATCATCATAATGTATTTAGATTCCATAAACTTACTGTCATCATCTGTAAATATCACTATACCCATAGGCTCACCATAATTTTTTGCTACAATTTTTTTGAAATACTACTATATAAAGTTAGAATGGGTCATGCCCATAAACGTAATTCTGCACACGTTCCATCTGCCCTGTGGTTAGACCCCAAACATCCATTATGGAAGTCTTAGTTATCCTATAATCTGCGTGATACCATTCTATACCATTGTGAGTTATATTTGCCGTAAGATTATCTTCTTTCATGGCTTCAATTAAATTAGGTAAATCCTTTTCATAGATTGCTCTATTAATTAACCTTCTAGCAGGTTCGTTTCGCCATTTCTTAACCATCTATAATCACCGAAGGTTCTTTCAACAAAGCCATTTTCAATTCTACTTGGTCTAATAATTGTGGATGAGAACCTAATACCTCTATCAATATTCTCGACATATCATTGACCTGTGCTTGAGCCAACATCAACTGCGAATCTACACCTATTTCCTTTTTCAATTGGCCTACCAATTTCAAAGAAGAATTAGCCTGTCCAATTAGTTTTGCCGCATCACTAACAAACTCGGATGATATACCACCTGCTGCTTCTTTCTGCACTTCTAATTCGTTTAAGTAATTCTGAATCCTAATAACAATATCTTCTGCCGCATCTAATGTAGAGATAGTTTGTTGTCTATCTTCTTCCATGTTCTTTGCCTGTAAAGCATCAAACTCTATATGATTATCCATGTGGTTCATAACTACACCTTCATTCCAATTGTGCCTTACTTCTAAAAACGTAGCACTAAACTCTTCATTCATTATACCTAATTCGTAATCCTTCTTGGATTTGTGGTCGCACATAGGACAGCCACCATCTAAAACCCACCTAAGAACCTCGATAGCAAAAGCATCATTTTCTCCGTGTAGTCTTTGTTGTATTTCTCTTGCTGTCCTCATCTATATACCCCACTTTTGTTCTTCTTCATCTGATTCAAGACGCTGTGTTCCGATACGACAAGTAATACCCTTTCTACCACGCCTCTTGACGTTAGGTGCATATTCACCGTACCATGATTGGCCTTCTAGGTTTTCTACAACCCATCTCTTCGCTGATTGATAATCACCTGCTGTAATCATCTTGGAGACTTCTTTTAGTAATATTGATTTAGATATATCCTTCATCCAAAACGTACTCTTGATTAACTCAAGGTCTGCATCCATTACTCTTCTTCTCATCTCTAGTGATTGATTTAGTATTCCCCTAAGAGTATCGTCAAGAGTAATAATTAGTGGTTGTCCACCAACATAATTAGGTTGCATCATGTGATAACCTATACACAATCTACGAAATAAATCTGCCTCAAAAGAACGTACATCCGGCCTGTTAATCCATTCGGCCACATCATCATCGAACAGAACACCCGTTGGTGGATTTCCTGTTGCCTCTTGTTGCCTTCTTCTAATCCACTCCTTAATCTCAATATTAAGGTTAGCGAGAGATGCCCTTTCCTCTATCTGCATATTTGCTTGTGCGTGTTGTGCCATCTTGTATGCCTGTTCCTTCTCCGGTGTCATCTCAATATCAATGATAAAGAATCTTCTGTCAAGACCGGACTCTAACTCAAACCTAGCAGGTTGTGTACCCGCCCATATAGTATATCGTGTAGTATAATTTACCCACCCATTTCTCATGGCTTTGTTTACTCTACCATTATCGAGTGATGTAAGTAATTGGTTTTTCATATCTAGGCTGTGGTCTTTTTTAGACGCATCAGACATAGAGGAAAACTCTTCAAAGCCTAAGAATCCACCACATAATTCTCTAGCAATAGGCCGCCCTGCTATATTACCATCCTCATCTACCGAGCCAAACATACCTGCTTCTGTGATAGAGTTAGCACCCATCATTGTACGGTAGCCTTGTCCCATATCTGCATTGTTGCTATGAACAAGACCTGTATTTTCTGCTAGGAACATCAAGATAAGAATACTTTTACCCGAACCTTTAGCACCTCTAAGCATTAGGTGAATCCTCGTATCAGGTAATTGAGACATAGGCGTGTAGAAAGGCATATTGTTATGACGTAGAGGACAATGCTCTATAACGAAGTCTCCTGTCGTGTATAATGGGCTATCGGGGTCGAAGTCGCAACGACTACATTTGTTCATACTGTTAAACAAATGCCCACCGATACTACATAGAAATATAGGTATCTTATCTGCTACATCAATGAAGAAGTTTCTATCAGCAAACTCCTGCGTCTTTTGAAATACGTTAAAACTACTCTCCAAACTCATTACCCCCAAACTCTACCATAGCCCTATCAAGACTTAGCGGCTTGGTAAGGTGTTCTAAGTCAGACAATAGAACGGTTAAATACTTTTCCTTTTCGTGGTCTGTCTCTAGTTTGTAATGCTCTCTCATCCACCAAGATAGCGTTTCTTGTGTTTCGGTATTCACAAATGTATTTCTATCCCTACCACCTATTACAGTTATATTTTCCTTAATAGTATTTCTACAAAAGTTTTTGAACACCGAACCAAACGCCCAAACAGGCAACGGCATCACTATATCTTCTTTTAGTTTTCGTTCACTCTTCATCTCAACATTATGGGCTTTTGTTCCATGATTAGTAATTAATTGAATATCTTCTTCGTGATTCATGTAGTCAAAGACTCCTATTTGATTCTCATTTATAGTACCGTGAGTAGTAGTAGAAAACTCTTGCATTAGATTTACCGTAAGATAACAT